ACCGTAAGGAACTCAACCATGCCGCCCCAAAGGCTACAGTCAAATTCCCGGATGGTGCCGTCTTGTGCTTTCAGCACCTTGATGAAGTTTTCCAGCCGTTCGCTCTGTGCTTCCTTGGCGGAGATGGTGGCCACCACATCATCGTACCGTGCTTTCACCGCATCATACCGCTGAACAAGCCCATTATATCGTTTCTGGTATTCGTCCTGATCCTGCGCAATACGAGCGTTCTCTGCCACGATGTTCTGTGTCATTTCTACAAGCACAGACATCTCGTCCTCCAACCTGCTTTTTTCTTCTCGTAGGGTATCGGTTCCACAAAGCGTCCTACGAATGATTTCCGCGTTGGCGATGATTTCCTTCTTCTCCGTCACAAGTTTATTGTATGCTGAAACGAATGCAGTTTTAACCTCATCCTCAGTGACATGAAGAGTCTGACACTTCTCACCATTGTATTTGCGGTTGCAGCGGTAGATGACTTTGCGGTAGCGGTCTGTGGAATGCCAGGTTTTCGCTCCGTACCAGCCGCCGCAGTCGGCACATCTAATTTTGTTGGAGAAGATACTCACTCCACTGTACCGAGTGCCGCCCTTGGTGCGTTTTGCAATCTCTGCCTGCACCATGTCGAACACCGCAGGACTGATGATTGCCTCGTGGTTTCCCTCCACATAGTACTGAGGAACTTCTCCTTCATTCTTTTTCATCTTTTTCTCAAGAAAATCTACCGTGAACTCCTTCTGCAAAAGTGCATCTCCTTTATACTTCTCATTTGAGAGCATCCGGCGCACCGTCTGTTGATTCCACACATCCTTGCCTGTAGGAGTCTTTATACCACGGCGCGTCAGTTCCGCGGCTATGGAGTGTGGCGTCATACCCTCAAGGAACAGGCGGAAAATCAGACGCACGATTTCTGCTTGTTCGGGATTAACTACAATTTTGCCTGTCTCATTATCCTTATCCAGACCAAGGAAGCGACTGTAAGCAAAGCTGACCTTGCCGTCCGCCATGCGCTTGCGCTGTCCCCAGGTAACATTCTCAGAAATGGAACGGCTCTCTTCCTGGGCAAGACTCGACATGATAGTGATGAGCAACTCGCCCTTGGAATCCAGCGTCCATATGTTTTCCTTTTCAAAATATATCTCAATGCCCTCATCCTTCAGTTTTCGCACCGTGGTAAGGCTGTCAACCGTATTTCGAGCAAATCTACTCACGCTCTTTGTCACTATGAGATCAATTTTTCCGGCAAGAGCATCGGCAATCATCGTCTTAAAGCCTTCGCGCTTTTTTGTATTTGTTGCCGAGATGCCCTCATCCGTGTATATGGCAACGAACTCCCAGTCATCACGGCTTTTGATGTAATTTGTGTAGTAATCAACCTGTGCTTCATAGCTTGTGGTCTGGTCTTCGTTGTCGGTCGAAACGCGGGCATATCCTGCAACACGGCGCTTCTTTGTGCTATTGATTGGTGCAGCTGTGTACCGGTTGATGATAGCCGGAATAGCCGTTACTTTTCTTTGCGCCATGCTTTACCACGCTCCTTTCGTAATTGTTTCATGTGTTCGCTCATTTGCTGCCGTACTTCCAGTGTGTATCTGCCCTTCATGGATTCTTTGAACTTCGCTCTCTGCTCATCCGTCCACGGTCTTCCAATTCGTTTGGGTTGTTCCCATGTGCGTTTAACCGTCCTTCCGTCCTTGTAATAGAAAACCATCTCCGATGTGGAAAGCACATCAATGTGGTCTATCTGCCTATCGAATTCGCTATCGCTAAATTCTGTAGTCCCAATTGTTTCTGATATGAATGGCTTAAGCAAATCCTCCCGGAAGCCAATTGTACCGCAGCCGTTATGCTCGGCGCATCGCCAGTAATAAGCCTTTCCGCTCTCCGAGGTAGCTGACTGTTGTGACGCCTTGCGGAAATTGCATCCGCATTGCGCACACTTGATTCTGCCAGTCATGACAGAAGAGCCTTTACAATTCGGTTTTTTCCTGCGCTTTTCAGAAGTCTTGGCTCTATACTCAGCCGTCCAGCAATCCTGGTGTCCTGTGTTCGGACAGTCCTTCGTAATGACCTCGCCATTTTTCAAATGGAATTCAAGCACATACCGCTTCGGCACATTGATGTAGTCCACCTTGTCGAGAAAAGCGTCCTCATCGAACTCATCCAGTCCGAGAACCTCGGAACACGCTTTTTTCAGATTCTCATGATTGATACTACCGCCGACAGTACATCTGCCACCTTTTTTCTTTCTTGATCCGCAAGACCAATATTCCATAATGCCTCTGTCCGTGCGCTTGTTATGGGCGTAACTTATACCGCAATCTGGACATTTCAGCATTCCGGAAAAGCAGGTGAGGTTCAGGCTTTTATTCGCCCTCGGTCCCAGTTCTTTACGTCTTGCAATCTCTGCCTGCACATAATCAAAAGTAGCTTTGTCAATGATGGCAGGATGTGTATCCTCAACATAATACTGTGAAAGTTGTCCTTTGTTCTTTATCCGCTTTTTTGAAATAGGATCGGATACGAACTCCTTTTGCAGGAGGAGGTTGCCCGTATAAGTTATGTTCGTGAGAACTACCTTGATGTTGGAATCCACCCAACGAAAGCCCTCTCTCGTGGTAATGCCCTCTGCGGCAAACTCCCGTTCCGTTTCCAATCTTGACTTGCCGTCAAGGAAGTTCTGGAAAATGCGCCGCACAATTACCGCTTCCTCCGGCACGATAACCAATTCATCGCCCTCCCAGCGATAGCCGTACACCCGGAAGTGTCCGTTTGGTATGCCTTTCTCAAACCGCTTTCTGATACCCCATTTACAGTTATCCGAAAGACTACGGCTTTCTTCTTGTGCGAAGGATGCGAGGATGGTTAGCATCAACTCACCGTCACCGCTCATGGAATTTATGTGTTCCTTCTCGAACCGCACCTCCACGCCGATACCCTTCAAGTGCCGTACCGTTTCCAGCAAATCCACCGTGTTCCTGGCGAACCGCTGAATCGATTTCGTGAGGATGATGTCGATTTCGCCGTTTTCAGCAGCTTCGATCATGCGCCTAAACTCATCACGCTTGGCTATCCCCGTACCGCTTATTCCATCGTCCGCGAACACGCCTGCGTACTGCCAGTCAGGATTCTTCTGTATCAGGGAACTGTAGTAGCTGATCTGTGCGGAGAGGGAATGGTTCATGCGTTCCGATTCCATTGAAATGCGGGCATAGGCAGCGACCTTCTTCTTCGTTTTTATGGTCGGCACTGTCTGATCGACCCTTGTAATTTTTGCCATGAAATCACTCCTTTCCGACACTATACATCACTCTTTACGCCTCAGAAGTCAACGATATATCAGAAAATAATGTGCCGAAAACAGGCTTGTATTTCTCAAGAAAGATTGTATCAATCTGACGATACTCTACCTCCGAAATAATACCCTCAATGAGCATCTTCCTGGCAAGGTGCATGGTGGTCTGATAGAGCTTTTCGTTTCTTAATTCCTCCTTACTCATTGCAGTCACCGCCCTTGAACCTGTCGGCAATGTAGCATTCATGACTGCAATACTTCCTGCGCTTATCGCCGTAGATGTAGAACTCCTTACCGCAGTGCGGACATCTGAAATCATAGAACGCCTTGCGCTTTACTCGTTCAAGATGGCTGTTCCACCATGCGTTGCGGCACTTATCACAGCAAAAACGTTTTTTCTTTCGCTTTGCAATCTGCTGAATCTCGCGACCGCAGTTCTCGCAGCAGGTTGATTCTCCTGTGAGCTGCACGGAAGGCTCAACAGCGGAAGTCCCGTTGATGTCATTCCTTCGGCAGAAAGATTTCACTGTGTTCAGCGATATACCAAGTGCCTGTGCAATTTTGCCGTAGCCGTTCCCGGCGGCGCGCAGTTTTATTATTTGTGATTTCTGATTATTGGTCATAACCCTTCGGCTCCTTCCGAGGGATAGGTTTTTTATTATCTCCCTCACTCACTACCGAAGAATTCAACCCCCATCGTTATGGCTCACAAAAAAACGGTCTGCAGGCTCACAGAAGAGATACCCACAGACCGTTCCGTTTCAGATAATCCTTTATTTTCAACGCTTGGAACACAAAGAACACGAAAAAGCTATTTTTACACATTTTTCATTCACAAGATTTGGGGTTATAAAAAATATGTATTATATACGGAGAGATAAGAATTTGCTGTTCTTACGTGTTATCATGTTCCGATTTATGCTCCGGTGTATCAATCAAGTAAAAAGCAAAAAAATAATGCCGATTAAAGGGCAGACCCCTTAATCGGCATTATCACAGATGTTTATTCGCTATATTTAATGAAGGCATCCGTAAAGCCAGCCGCCTTAATCTTGGCAAGCATGGCGTCTGCGTTTGCTTTAACGGAGTACGCGCCGACCTGCACACGGTAGTATTTTTTCGGTGCAGCAGGTGTGACGGGAGCGGGTGCTTCAGTTGCCGCCAGCCCGGCTTTTACATCAGCACGAAAAGTATCCATGCTCTTGCCGTGCTTCGGGAACCAGTGCATCACATCGCCGTGGTTACTGGCGATACCCAGCTTATATCCCTCCGAGTGGCAGATAATATTCTTTTCCGTCAGCCCATACTGTTTGCAAAGGTAGACGCAAAGTTCCAAGGCTTCCTTGTATACGGCAGAAAAATACGAGGCATCGGTCAACCCGTCCTCGCAGATTTCAAAGCCGATGTGTGTATCGTTAGCAGAACCTCCGGCATGCCAGCCTCGGTGGTTCCAGGGCAGAGTCTGATAGGTTGCGATACTGCCATCTGCCAGCTTTCCGATGAAGGCATGAACACAGACCTGCCGCCCATCTGGCTTATCCTGATTCCAATGGTTGTTATACTGGTTCTTGCCCAGCAGGCCGTCGTCGGGACCCACGTAGCGTTTCAGGTTTGGATTGTTTGCTCCCGTGGAATGTACCATGATACCTTTCGGTGTGATGGTTTTACCCGCTTTGTAGCAGGCGTTGTTGGTCAGAATGAGTTTATGCAGGTTCATCTATTTATCCTCCGATCTGCTGTGAAGCTGTACTAAAATCTCTTTTAGTTTCGCCGGGATGGGCAGTCCGAGATGTCCGGCATTTTCAAGCATCGATACACCCTCGTTGGATAGATAGAAGAAGATGACCGCAGTACGCAGCACCCCGGCCTGTCCCAGTACTTGGACATCAATAATGTTTCCGATACCGACCATCATAAAAATGAGCACCTTTTTACAGATGCCCTTGAAGCCGACCTCGCTGGATAACCTGTGGTCTACGATGGCGCACATCACACCGGTGATGTAGTCGATCACCACGAATGCTATGAGCGCATAAAGAAAGCCGTCTGCTCCTCCGAGAAACCAACCGAGCCAGCTGCCGATAGCGGCGATCATAAGTTGAATCCATGTCCAGATTTCTTTCATGTTTTTTTCCTCCTAATAAATAGTCACACCATTCAGATTTCGTTTTTCAGATGCTTTTCCGATCAAATCTGAAAGTCGTGCTTTGCCTTTCCGTCCGCCGCTGTCTACGGTGAATGTTGTATAAAAACCGCCCCTGCCGAAGTTGTGCGTCACATCAGTGACCGTACCGATGGTTTCAGTCTTTGCACCACTGACGATGCGCACTTCATCGCCAATGGTGAGCTGGGGTGTGAAGATACCGACGAAGCTTTCCTGTCTGCCGGATATGGCGATAGCCTGTGCAAGTTCCTCGGCCATAGCCGTTATTTCGGTGAGAGTCGCGCCGTCAGCGGCTGTTACGTAGGTCGTTCGATGCGAAGGCTGAACCCACCACTTGTTCCTGGGAACCGTGGCATAAACCTTGTTCTCCGGGTCTGCACAGGTGACACAGACCTTGTTGACTGCTTCTGAATCGTCATACTCCACACTGTAGCTCCAGCAGGTCTTATCACGCTCGAAGGTATACACAGCGGGCTGGTCGAAACGGGCATCGGTGACTGCAGCCACACCA